TCTAGGTGTAAAAGCTCTGGAAATGCAAAATAATGTCAGATGACCTGGGGCGAGGTTTTGGCTTTCACAGCGCTGGCCATGTGGCTCACCCCGCCGCCGTGGCGGTTCCGTTGCTCAGCGCTGCTGCTGATCCTTGTTGTCGGGCTGGGCGGCTAGTTCGCGAACGGGCTTTGGCCAGCAGCAAGTCTCTGCTCTGCGTGTGCGACAGCTTTGCGCCTGATGCTCTCAGGCAGCTTCTTCGCGATTTGGTCCTCGGGCGTCGTCAGGAGCCAGTTCACCTCTTCCTTGGTGAGACCAGGAACAAGCGTGGGAATGTCCATTTCTTTGCCGTTGATCGGCACACCGATGGAGAGTTCCGTTGAGACATTCCCATCAGGGCGCTTCAAGACGCCGAGATAGCCAGTGCCTTTCGGCGTGCCGTCTGGACGGTTGCCAAAGCCGTTAGCTGGCGGACTGGCTAAAGGGCGCGGTGCCTGCTGGCCGCCCTCCTGTTGGTTTGGCTGGGCGGCTAGGAGCTGCGTCACCCGCTGATCGAGGAAGTCGCGGATCGGCGTCAATTCGTGAGCCAGCGCCGGTTCGCGCGAGATTACAAGACTGAGGCCCTTGACCGCTTGTTGAGCCTGTGACGGGGTTGACACGTCCGCAGCCTGAGCAAGCCACTGGGACACACGCGGATTGACCATTGCGCGGGCGGAGAGGACGTTGCGGGCTGTCTGGGCACCTTTGACGGCAGCGCCGACCGCAAGGCCAGTCAGGGCTCCGGTGCCCCCTCCAGCCATGCCGCCTTCAGCGAGGCCAGCCATTCCGCCAAGGCCTGTGAGGCTGGCAACGAACTTGGTCGCCATTTGCCGGATCATACTGTTCGCGGTTTTCGAGCGGTTGATGTCGCCGACCCCTTCCTTCAGCTTCTGTGATAGAAGCCTGAGGTTTGAGATCGACTGCGCGCCATCGGGGCCGAAAATCGTCCTCAAGGCCCCCGGCGACATCTTGTCGGTCTGCGTCAGGAACGTGTCGGTACTGAACGGTGCATCCTGTCCCCCTTTGCGGCCCAGTGTAGCGGCAACGGTCGCCGCGACATCCTGACGCTCGACGGGGTCAAGATAGCTAACCACGGCTGAGAGCCGGCGGAGATTGCCGCCCTTGGCAGACAGCGTGTTGATGTTCTTGAACGCCGTCTGAGGATCAAGCGGGTTGTTCTTCTGGCCGAGAATGGAGCGCTTGATGTCGTCCACGACAGTCTGGCGCTCGCGATAGAACGCATCTGCTCTCTTGTAGAGGCGTCCTGCTTGGGGGGCGGCCTGCGAGATGTCATCTGCCGCCGCTCCAAGAATGCTGTTCGCTCGCGCCTCTGCCCCGCTCATCGTGAGGTTGCTGTTGCCGATAGCCCCTCTCAAGCCTTCGCGGATGTTGCGGATTTCAGCGACAGTCTTTCCACCGGGAGCGGCCAGGTCATCGCGGATGCCTTGGAGGAAATTGATCTCACCGGAGTTGGTCGAAGGGTTGGCCTTTAATGCGGCGATTTCCTGATCGGCCTGGTCGATAGCCTTCTGAGGCACTAGACGGTTCGTTCCGCCCGCGTTCTCCGCTGCACGATAAAGCCGGTCCGCGATGCCGCGTGAGCGCTGGATGTAGCGGTTGCCGGAAAGCTGGAGCTTTTCTCCAGCCGCCCCCTCATTAAGCGCAGTCCCGCCCTGCCCTAGATCAGCAACCCGACCTTCGATCTGGCTCTTGGTCTTGTCGATTCCGGCGCGAATGACGTTCTGGCTTCCTGGAGCGCTTTCGAGAGCCCCGAAATTGCCCCGAGAGGCAGGATCGACCATCGGACGGAGAAGATCCACGCCCTCCGCTTGTGCAGCATTGGCAACGTCGGGAGCCATGCCTTTGGGCAATCCACGCGCTGCCAGTTTAGACGCAGCGTAAGGTGCAAGAGCTCCCACAGCAGCCCCGCCAATTCCACCAACAACCGCTCCGGAAGTGCTCGGACCAGCACCCTGACCCGATCCGAATCCTGCCAACGCACCGCCATATGCCCCTGACTTCGCGCCCATCTTAATCAGCTGACGGACGTCCGTTACTGCGGCGAGGGCGTTGGTCGGTGAGCCTGACGCCATTCCTCCGACGAACTCGATTGGCGCAGCACCATAGCCAAGCGTGTCCTGTGCATCGCTGATCCGCTGGCGTTCGACATCGCGGCCGAGCTTGTAACTGCCGACAGGATCGAACTTGCCGGTGAACGGCGAGGTGATGATGTTCGCCGCAGCGTTGCCGATGCCTGCCGCTTCGTCGGAGAGGCTCAGGGTCGCGTCTTGCTTCAGGAGCGTTTCGACGGGGGAATCGGCGAGACCGAGTTTGTCCTCCTCGGCAATGCGCTTTTTGACCTTCTGCTGTTCCGGTGTATCGGGCTGAACGAACTGAACGTCCATGCCCTTAGCGCGAGCCGTGTTGATCTCGTCCGGGTTGGGGTCAACGCCGTGAGCGCGGCCATAAGCCACGATCTGATCAGTGGTCGCGCCGGAATGAAACATCTGGCGCAGTGTGTCATTCGTGGTCTGCAGCTTGGGGTCGGAAGGGCCTGAGCTGCCTCCGCCTCCACCCGCACCGTCCTCAGCACCCGGAGGAGCGACGCCGGGGATGAGAATGTGATCCTGTTGCTTTTGGGGCGCGACTGGAAGGTGGCTAGTATCGTCGGGAACGTCATAGCCGGGCTGTTTTACAAGCGCGTCATAGCCTTGGTTGATGCCGCCTTTCATGGCGTTCATCCGGTTTTCCATGTCCACCTTCATCTGGTCGAACACGGCCTTTTTCTGCGACATCGAATAATTGCCGGTCAGCACCGACATGGCTTCGCGGCGGGCGTTATCAGAAAGCACCCCGGCTCCACTTGGCGAGCCGTTTACGACCTTCGCATATTCGTTCACGAAGGTATTGTAGGCAGCGTCCATTGCCACCTTCGTGTCATGGCCGGGGACCGGAAGGTTCTTTTGGAAGAACTGCGTAATGGCATTCAGCGCAGGAAATTCCGTCTGGCCCGGAAGCTCTGCGCTACGATCAAGGAACTGCTGGCCGTTGAGGGTGGCTGTAGCCTCATTTTGCCGCGTCGTGCCAAGCTGGGTTTCGAGCGTTCCCAACTGCTTCTTGCCCGATTGGTAGTGAGCAATTTGCTTTGCAAGATCAGTTCCCGTCAGGCCTTGGGCTCCAGCAATCTCAGCGACCTTCGCCATCACTTTCTGACGGTTCTGGGCGGCCACCTTGCCCATGCCCATCGTCGGCATTGGCGCACCGGCAAGGATCTGCTGGGCGTAGAAAGTGGTCGTCTTGTCGTCGAGCGTGTCGTTGGTTGCAGGGTCCTCAGGGCCGCCGGCGATCGGGCGTAGCGCTCCTGGACGCGCTGGATCAGCCTCGTATCCAGTGGGAACAGATGGCGTTTTACCGACGCCTGGGATGACGCCAGTAAAGCCCGGAGCCGGAGCGACGATCGGATCAGCGTCCCAAGGGTTGGTTGCCATCAGTCGACCCTCTTTCCGGTCTCGAACTCGCGCATGGCCTGTGACAGCTGCGGAAGCAGGGCGGGAGAAAGGGCGTCGTGTGGATTGACGCCCAAGCGGCGCGACACATAGTCGATGTAGTTGTTCACCGACGCATCGGAATTGTCTCCGCCGTGGCTTTTGCGGGGTGCGTAGGTTTCAACGATGCTCGACACATTGTTGAGGCCACGACCCATGTAGCGGCCCAAAAGCGCCTGCTGCGCGTGAATACCTTCCTGCGGCGACGAGAAGCGCTGAAACTCCATCGATCCGGGGACGCGAAGGGCGCCGGGGTTATTCTTCATTGAAAAGCCGCCAGTCGAACCTCCGCTCGACTGACCTCCTTTCACGCGCATGTGACCACTAGGATCAAGATAGTGGGCGCCCGGAGGAACCGCGTCATAGCTTTTTTGGTCGCTGACCGTTGGCAACGCTCCTGCTTCTGCCGGGTTCTGTGTCCCCGTGGGATGCCCCGTTGCGTCGATGGCGAAACTCGGGCGCTCTCCCTGCTGCACCCAGCTGATCTTTCCTTGGGCGATGAGGTCGCTGATTTTCTGCGAGGTCGTGATCGCAGCGTCCAATTGCGTGGGGTTCGTCGGGTCGAACTTGTCCAACTGGGCCGCGTCGATGCCCTCGCTCTGAAGGATGGGTTTGGCCTGTGCCCAGAACGCTGTCTGTTGGGCAGGGTCGGCCATCTGCTTCAGCTTGTAGGCGATTGGCCCTGCCTTCTCCCAGAAATCCACGGCGCGCTTTTTCGTCTCGTCGTCCAGTTTCCCGAGCTGTTCGGCAAGGTCGAAGTCCCCAGCGGTAACGGCCGCTGTCCTCGCGCCTTGAGTGTCGCCACCTGCATATTGCTGACCTATGGTCTGGCGGCGCTGCTGAACCTTCAGTTCCTGTCCCCGCTTCGAGAAATACTCGCCGAGCTGCGGGTTGACCTGATACAGTGTCGAGAGGGCAGATGGATTGCCGGAGTCGTTCGCGAGAGCCGCGAGAGCGTTCCGCTCGTGGAACTTGTCGATGATTGCCGAGCCGACCTGATAGCCGCGCGCGAAGTTACCGGCGATGTCCACCGGGCCGTTCGAGCGGAGAATGCTCCAATCCAATTGGTCAGCCATTCTGCTCAGCTTTCAGGCGCGCAATCTCTTCCTCGAGCTGCTTCACGTTCTCAGCCATTCCCGGCTGACCGCGGCGCTTGGCGAGCTTCGCCTCAAGTCCCTCGACGCGCGTCATCCCATCCAACTCAAATCGACGCCGTTGTAAATCCCGCTGTTCACCAGCGCATTGTTGGGCGCATAGCTCGATGGGAAAGCCCCAGCGATGGTCCCTGCCGCCGTTCCGATTGCGCCGCCGATATTGTTCCAGTTGTTGGCGCTCGCCTGCCCTCCGACGAGAGCGGCGTTTCCCGCTGCATTAGCCGCATTGTTGTTGTTGGCGCTGACCTGGCTGACGAGGTTCTGACCAACTCCGGCGAGGGATGAGGAAGCCGCTTCGCCCAATGCCTCCTGCCGGTAGAGGTCGTCCAGATAGGTGTTCAAGGCTCCTGCGGCATGGCCGGCAGCGTAATTCTCGATGCCCTTCATCGCCGCGCCGCTCTCCAGCGCACCCATCGCGGCGTATTTGGTGTTAACCGCCTTCTCGCCCTCGGCAAGAGGCACCTGATAGGCTGGAGAGTTGTAGAACGTGTTCCATGCCGCCAAGGCGCTGGTCGGCGTTCCCGGTGCCGTTGAGGGCGTCCCGCTAGGAGTTGGAGTGGGGGTTCCCGAAGGCGTCGGTGTTGGCGTGCCGCCAGAGGCCGGCGTAGGCGTAGGCGTTGGAGCCGTGTATCCCGAAACCGACGACGGATCGGCGTGGGGAGTGTAAAGCCAATTGTGCATCGCCGTCGCGAAAGCGGCGGAATCGATCGCTCCGGTCGGAGTGTGGTAATCGGCCGCAACCGGGTGAACGCCGCGATCCGCGAGTGGAACCACCGTCGCCGAAGTCGCTGGGATGAGGTCGCTAAACATTAGAGCCTCACTCCATAACTTGCCGCTCGCGCCGCGACAGCAGCCGGATCAGCTCCCGCAGCGATTGCCTGCTGCGCCTGCTGGGCAACGACGGGAGCGAGCGCTGAGCCTGGACCCGGCGTAAGACCGCCAAGCCCCGTCAGAGGCGTCACCGGCTGATTGTTGATCGCCTGCATTGCTGCGGCGTAGTTTCCGGGGATGCCGTCGTGCTGCATCGCCAAAGCCTGTGTGGCAGTCGGCGGATGAGCGGCGTAGTAAGCGGCCAAGGCGCTCTGGTAATTGCCCGGAATGCCGTCGTGCTGCATGGCATTGATCTGATCGAGCGTTGGGCCGGTGTAGGGCGCTGGGGTGGGTGTGCCGCCTGCGCCAGGCGTTGTGCCGGTCCCGTTCGGCGTCGGGTTAGCGGGCGTTCCGTTGGGGCCGGGATTGCCGAGGACCGGCGCCCAGCCATTGCCCGCCGGTTGTCCGGGGCGTGGCGCGTCGCCAAGCAGCAGCCCCAAATACTGATCGCCCGCCGCAAGGCCCATCGTCGAATACGGATCGAGCCGCGACGCATTGGCGTTATACATATCGCGGGCGAGCTGGTTGTTCTCGTTCGCGACCAGAAGCTGATCGTTGGAAGCGGTGTTCGCCGCCGAGGTCTGGGCGTGGCCAGCCTGAGAGCTGGAATAGATCGAAGCTCCAGCCCCGACGACTGCCGCGCCAATCGTAGCGCCTATCGGCATTCCACCACCTCCAGTTCGTCCTCATTCAGGCGCATCACCGCGTCGACGACATCGACGGTCGTCGGCTCTTCCGAGAGAAGCATGATCGGAGCGTAACCGGCGTTTACGGCCCAACGATTATAGACGGACGTCGCTTTCTTGGCTTGCCCTCGGGAATACATGCGGTAGGCAGCTCCAACGTAACGTTCATGGATCGGGTCATGGTCGTGGGCCAGGAGTTTCGATCCGCACGCCTGTTTCGCTCTGTCCAGAATGTCGTGGAAGCGCTCGCCGTCATTCTCCAGATCGGGGCTGCGGCAGATCCAGTCGTCGATGTCGATGCGCGCCTGAAAGCCTGGACCACGAATGTCCTCTTCGCGACGGAACCAGTTCCTGAAGCCGCCCTTGAGACCAAGGCCCTTCGCTGCCAGGTTCTTGTCAGGCAGGAAGGTGGTCAGTTGAACGGCATTGGTCCGAGTGAACATATAATCCATTCCAGCTCGCATCGCACCGAAGGAAGAGCGCCGCCCCTCGGGCGTGAACTGGGAATGGACTTCGAATGAAGCCCCCGGACCCGCGACCAGAATAAACCCTCCCTCGCCGAACCACAAAGCATAATTCTGCGGGTTGGAAACGGTCGCGGTAACATCGATCTCACCCTCCCCGCCAAGCCAAGGGCGAACGTCTGGATGATTGCAGACGCGGTTGAAGAGAGAGGCGTCGAACGTCCTCATGAGGACACCACCGAAGCCGTGCCCGAAAGATACATCGTCCGCGTTCCAGAGTTGTTGCGGCCCAACAACCGGAACTTCTGACTTGAGGCCACAGTGAGTCCGGTCTTGGTCTGAGGAACGCTGACAGCACCGTTCTGGACCTGGTAGACGGTCTTATTCGCAGTGACCTTGCAGTTCGGAGCGCTCGAAACCTCCGTCCCGACGTCCACCCATGCGGCTCCGTTCCACCATTGCCACTTCGCGTAAATTTGAAAGGTGCCGGTTGGGCTTACCGGATCGGTATAGACCGACAACGGGGCGGAAAGGGTCGCATTGCCGCTCGATCCGACCGTAACCGTCAGTTCGTCAGAAACTGCGGCGTGCGTCGTCGAATTGAAGCTGTTGAATGTGGTATCACTAGAGGACGTGCCGCCGCCTGTCCCCGTAGCTGGAGGGGTGGCCTCGTCGAGATAAACGGTGAAGGTGCGGCTTTTGTCTACGCCTTGATAGGTCGAGGTGATCGTGACGACGGTGGTCGCGGTAATTGCCGTGATTGTCAGAATGCCGCCGGAGATCGTGGCGCTGATTCCCCCATTATCGGTGGTGAAGCTCCATGACGCATTGGCGCTGTCATCAGTCGTGTTGGTCAACCGGATTGCGACGATGTTTAGCGGCAACTGTCCGGCGTCGACCGTGCCCGTATAGTCCGCCGTAATGTGAACGTCGGGAATGTCCGGCATTGAGGACAGGGCAGCGAAAAGGTCGGTGAGTTGCTCGTTCAACTGTTTAAGAACGAGCTGCCACCAAGCCATGAACTGCGCCCATTGTGGAGGCGTCGGCCCCAGAGGCGGCGGCATGATGCTCATGCGGCCCTAGCCCTCCCGGCTGAGCTTTCATCGGCAATCGAACCAGAAACCCGAAACGGCACAGGATCCGTCACACGGAAGTGGAACAAGGCTCCCGGCGCATCGAAAGCCCCCAGCCTCCGCCATTTGGCGCGGGCGCGATATTGACCCGTCGCCCCAAGGGATGCGGCGATCCACCCCGACCAGCGGTTGCCGGCGTCTCTGGAATAACGCATTTCGATGAGCGGAGCCGAGCCCTGCCCGGTAAGAACCGTCGTCTGGCCGGTGTTGCACTCCAGCTCGATGGAATCGATGATCTGGCTGCCAGTCAACGGAACGGCTCCGGTGAACTCCCGTGACAACTCGCTCGCCCCTTCCGCCCAGCCGGAATAGACCAGCAGTTCCTGACCGCTCGACGAACCGAATATCGGCGTGCCATCGGATCGCTGGATTGAGCATTGTGGAGCCCAGTTCGTGAGGCCGGTGGTTCGCCGTTCATGCCATTGGCCGGTGACGACATCGTAGCCCCACGAGGAGGTATCGAGCCTCACCATAAGAATGGCATGGCCCTGCCACAGATAGCTGAAAGCGAGGTAAGAGGTACTTCCCGCCAGTTGTTCCTCAATTCCGTGATTGGAAATCCGCGTCGGAACCTCGGCCATGCGGTAGACGATCCGGGTCGAGCCGACGAAATGCAGCGCGTTGTCGAGAACGGTCATGCAGCCGGTGGCCGCGACGCCCATAGTGGTGGTGCGCTGGCTGATCCGGAGGAACGGAAGCGTCCCGTCCCCGGTCGGATACCAGGCTTCGATCGAGTCCTTGCCGCCCAAGTAAAGCACATCCCCAACCGCCAGAACATCCAGCAGCCAGTCCGGAGAACTCTCCGCAGAAGCGAAGTCGAGCGGATCGATGGTTCTCCCATCCAGAACCGCCGACCAGTAGAATTTGTGGCTTCCTGCTCTGGCGTAAATGAACAGCCCGGCAATAAATGTCACCGCCGTGACATTCGCTCCATCTGGGAATGTCACCGCAGTTATTGTGGAGCCGTTGTAGGAAGTAACGTGGGTGCCTCTGGTCACGAGCAATTCTATGTCAGAAGACGCCCACGAAACCGGACCAGTGCCATCGATCCCGCCGAGGTCGACCCCATCCTTGTAGAGATGGTTATTCGCCGAGACGACAAATGTAGCACCGCCGAACAGATCGGCTCTGCGATAGATGCCTAGAACAGCCCCGTTACCCACGGTTGACGAAACCGCCAGACCGGAAAACGAGAGGAGCGACACCCCTCCTTTTGCGGAGGGCGTTTCCTCCGGAAGCATATTCACCAGCTCGAACGGGGGGAGATTGCCGTTCGCACGGTGGTAGGCGCCTTTGGGAAGGACGAGCTCGAACATCAGACGTCCGGCTCGAAATAGTAGCTGTCAGGACGGTCCCTATCGAGCAGCCGTTGATAGAGAATGCCTGCTCTTTGATCGATCCGCGCCAGCGTGTTCGGATCGGTTCGCGTCGCGCCGAACATATTCCCGCAACGCGATGCGAGGTTGAGGATCAGCGCCTCTTGCCATTCCTCGGGGAAATCCAAGGTTTCAGAAGGATCGGTGACCGTGTAGGCCTTGCGGCCATAGTCGAGGATTAGCGGCGTGCTGACCGAGGGAACCGGATAAAGGTAAAGCGTCAGGCCAGAGGTTCCGGTCGAGGTATACCAGGCTGTGGGAATGCCTGACGTCAACGGATTGGGCAGGGAGAGATATTCGCTGCGGTTCCACTCGGCCAAGAGACGGTTGTATGAGCCTACCGCCCAAACGTTGTTGACCTCGCGAATGGAGGGATCAAGAGCCAGTCCACCACCGTCCTGCGAGGCAAATGTGATCGATGATGTAGTAGCCTCGCGGAACAGGTTCCCCTCGCCCTGCCACATCTTGAGCATGGCGTTGAGGCGCACGAGAGCGTCGTTCATTTCCTCGCCAGAAGGGGTTTCACCGGCGGCGTGAGTCCCCAGCTCGTAACAGGCCTGGGTGACCAGCTCTTCGGCGGTCAGTGGCCATGACGTGATTCCGCTAGTGGTCATCTGTCCCTCAATTGTGCATGTGCATGTTGGTGAGCGCGCCAGACCAGGCCGGCGCAATCAGCATCCAGCCAGGATCGGTTTCGTTGACGTGGGAGAGTGTGGCAAAATCGACCTGCGGAAAGCGGCTCAGGCCGTTCTCACCCGAGTTTCCGCCGATCAGGGAACAACAGGACGCGTAGACGCTGGAGTTACACTCGCGGCCCGCTACTCCATCGACCCCAGCGCAATTTCGAAGCGCCTGAAGGAAGATCGTGCTGTCCCAGCCATAGTCCCAATCCATGTGAAACGTCATGCCGCAAGGGACTTGAGTTGCGGTGAGGCTGTGCGCGGCGCGATAGGAAATGTCGCTAGAGAGGCACCAACGCTGGCGGTCGGTCCAACCATATTGCGTCTCGAGGATTTCAAGGCGAAGCGCGGGAGTGGCGTAGTAGTTGTATGGGCAGACGAACTTACTGACCGTTGAGTCATAAACGCCAGGGATCAGGTGCTTGTATCCTCCCGGAGACCACGGATTGTGACCGTCCCAGCAACGGGCTCCGTCAACGCTGATCCAGAACAATGCCCCACTGGCGCAGGTGCCATTGAACGGATCGGAGCCATCCGGGTTGACGTAATAGGGCACTGCTGAAGGAGTTGCTCCGGAGCAGTTGTAGAAGCCTTGGTTTTCATACTGGCCGCTGCTGTTCTTCAGCGAGTAGCGATTGTAACCCGAGGCTACGTTAGCCGCGTCGATGATCGTCTGGAGCCACGCGAATTGAGTTGAGGGGCTTGCGGCGTCCATGTCGAAGCCGGTGACGAACCGAAGGCCCACCGGATAATGCGTGGGCTTCATGCTCCTCAGACCGACGTAATAGACGGTCCAGAAATTGTCCTTCAGGCAGAAGTTCTTGCCGTCGCCATAGGGGTTGAGAACAACAGTGCACGGTCGCCAGTAGGCGGTGGCGTTGATGTCGATTCCCGCCGCCGCGCTGTCGAGCGCATGTTGCCGAAGCGTCTTGTAGGTGGAATTGGCATTGGCCGATCCTGCTCCACAGAACTGGTGCAGGTGGCTTTGACCTGGCTGTCCGTAATTCCTGATCGGATCGTCGGGCAGGATGTAGCCGCAGTCGATCGACGTGCGGAACTTAGTCTCGTTGCACGTCCCTCCGTCGGCGATGATGAGACAATAGGGACTGCCGGGACCGTAGGTGTGACCACTGGAGACCCTTCCCGTAGTGGATGGCACGGGAATGTTGGTGAGTTCGGTATAGGGTGGCGGGGTGACCGCGGGATCAATGGGCGTGTTGGCCGTTCCATCCGTCTTGTAGAGCGGTGTGACCGCGACATATGCTGGAACGTCTGGCGGCTTGGGGAAGCTCTGGGCGAGCGTCCCAGTCGTGTAGCAAAGCGCCAGCAGCGCGAAGATGATGCGCCTAACCATAATAGGAATATCCCGAGCTTGGAGACATGGTGAAGGAGGATGCGCCGAAGTTGGCGGTGCCGGCGTCTCCGATCTTGGCGACACCAAAGAAGGCATACCAATTGCCAGACGGCACTTTGCTGGTCAGGCTTACAGTAGACTGAGTTGACAGAACGCCGCCGCGGTATTTCAGGAAATGAACCGTCGGAGGGCTCGCGGTCGTATCGAACTCGCAAACCAGCACGTCACCATTCGCCACCGCACCCATCGCAGGGGACGCAGAGCCGCCGTTGCGGTAGATGGCTGAACCGCCGCTATCGAGCTTGACTGTCGCCCCGTTAGGTGAAGCAGCGTTCCCTGGAACCACTCCCAACGCGCTAATATCGGATGCGCTGTCCGTTACGCCCCAATAAACGGAACCTGTCCCGTTGAGCCCTGTGATCGTGATTTCGAAATGCTTCTTGCCCGTGACTCCAAACGTAGCCTTGACATTCTGCGCCGCGCCGGGAGAAGCAATTGCGGCGGCGGACAGCGGAGGGATTCCGGTGACGTTAACGCCGGAGTTCTTGTTATGATCGTTCTTGGTGACGAAGGCGGCCGCTGAACCCGAGATCGTGTCTGTGAAGGTATCCGACCAAGAACTGACATCGGCAGTGAATGTATTACCGAGACTGTCGGTGATCGTTGTAGAACCGCTCTCGTTATCCCTGACGAGCCGCCAGCGGGCATAGTATGTCCCCGGCGGAGTGGTGAGACCGATCGAGGCGCCGTTGCTCGCCCAAGTCGCGCCGTCGATGAAGAACACAATATCCTGCTCGGGCGAGCTGAAGTCGGAATTGTTGTCGATCTGAAGCTGACCCCTGAGCCCGGCGACATAATCCGTCGTCGATCCCTGAAGGACCAAGGGAACGGCCCCCAACGCCGAGTAATTGCTGAGCGTTGGCTTCGCGAGGCCGCCGCCAATGACATAATCGATCGGAGTCCCGCGTGGGCTGTTGGCGCTGTCGGACAGGGTTTCGGTAAGGGTGAATGTGCCGCTCCCAGATGAGCCAGTGCCATCCCAAGCCCACGTCCTTGCGGGCCCATTGATGGTGAGGCCTGTGGGCAATCCAGAAGCCGTGATTGTCGAACCGGACGTTGCGCCAATGATTGTCCCGCTCGATGATGTGCCTGGATTGAACGAAGTCGAGGAGAACGACAGCGCGGAAAGGTTGGGCTGTTCGAATACGTTGGTGACGGTAATCGCGAGCGTCGTCGACTTGGGCGAACCTGTCGCACCAGTCAGGGTCTCGACGATGGTGATGTTGTGCGAGGTCGCGGACTCGTAATTGGTGGCCGTCGCCCCGGCAACAATGGTGGTTCCCGACAAGGCAAACCTCGAGCCGGCCGAATCGCTGAGCGACAGGGACGAACCAGCGGTGAGGTTCTGGATGGCACCGACAAGAGTTCCCGCAGCCGAGTTCTCTGGAATGCTGCTGGCCGAAAGTGTGAGAACCTGAAGCGTGCCCGGAGCTGCGTCGATCTCATAATTGATCGTGCTAACCAGAGGCGTGTTCTGGGCACCGGCAAGAGTCTCCGTCAGGGTGAACGAGCCCGTCCCAGCGGAACCTGTGCCGTCCCATTCCCATGTTCTCGCCGCGCCGTTTATGGTGAGGCCAGCGGGAAGGCCGGAAGCCACAATCGTTGATCCGACCGTCGCGCCGATGATCGTTCCAGTAGTTCCAACCGTCGTCACGAACATGACCGCAGAGAAGGTTAGCGGGGCAAGGATCGGCCCCGGAGGCGGAGGTGGAGGCGGCGGGGGTGGCGGAGGCGGTGGTGGCGGAGGAGCCGGGTAATAGGACGCGAACACCGGCTCCGGTTCCGGCATGGCATTGGGCAGCGCCACGCCTTCAGGCTTGATCCGCGGTGCTCTCAATTCGGCGGGCTTGGGGTCCCAGCAGTCATCGCAGACGCGAAGGCCCGTCCATTCCTTGCGAAAGGTGTTGAGCCGCCGCTGGAAGCCGCAGCGTGGGCAAGAACCCCACGGCGCGAGCATTCAGATCCCGTAGCCGATTTTCGGCGCTCGGAAGGTCCGCCAGTCGTTGCCCTGACCGGGAGAACCGGGGTTGAGCGGGAACTGGGTGTTCGGTCCTTGTGATGGAGCGCCCGTCCCTCCGCCTCCCGGAGTCATCGGAGCCGTGAACCAATCGGCGGGAAGAGGCTGGATTGGCGCGATCTCGTGATTCCAGTTGGGGAACTGCTGCTGCTGGTAGGATTGGCGGGCCGATAAGAGGTTCCCGCGCCACAGGTCCATCTGGCTTTGCCACTGCTGCTGGAGCTGGAGCTTCTGCGCGTCATCTGTTGCGGCAGCGAACGCTTGCTGGAAAGCTTCATGGTTGGGCCGCTGTCCGAACACCGCCTGCACGCCGGGGTCTGCCATTGGACCACGCAGACGGGCGCCTGGAGCGCCGACCGGCATTTGCGGACGGCCTTTGTCGGGCATTCCCGGAGCAACAGGCGGCATGGGCCGGACAGCCGGCGCTAGCGCGTTGTTGGGAGATAGCGGCATAACGCCAGTTGGAGCCGCTGTCGTGGTTACGGTTCCCGGAACAGGCGGCTGCGCGAAAGGATCGTACATCGAGGGCGTCTCCGAAATGCGGATCGCCGGCCCTCGGTCGGCATGGCTGACGCGATGCTACCCTATCGGCAAAGGGCAGTGCAAAATAATGTCAGACGGCTGCGGAGAACGGGGTCGCTTCGGTTCCCGTTGCCGCAATCATGCCCGCGACCGCCCACTTGTTGGCGGCATAGTCCTCGACCACGATGTATTCGCCCTTGACCGTCGAGCCGGTGGTCGTGCGATTGAGCGTGATCGTGTCAGCACCCGCAGTCGCGTCCGCCGTATAGCCCTTCACGGGGAAACCAGCGTCGTCCGAAACGGCCAAAATCATGCCCGTCATCGTATCCGAGGCATTGGCGACCTTGATGATGTGCGAGTTCGAGGTCGCGATGACCGAAACGAGGAACTTGAACCTCGCTCCCGAACCGGTGGAGGCAGGAAGCGTGATCGTCGTTCCGGCTGCCGTGTCCAAAAGAACCGTCTTGCCGTCGTGGAGAGCCTCGGTGACCGAAAGCGTCGATCCGCCAGCCACAACCCGCCCGGAGACGTCGGTGGTTCGATTGAGCTCGGCAGCGGTCGCGGTAATCGCCGTTCCGCCGAACGTCAGGCTGTCGATTGAGAGATCGGAGAGATTCGTCGTACCCATTCATTCCTCCTCGAGATAACCCCGCTGCCCAGGAGAGAGAAGCAGCGGGGCCACCTATGCGCTCCCTAAGCGCTCAAACGCCCGTATTCCCGAAGATCGAGCGCCAGTCGCCCCAGCCCGCGCTGTAGCGTTCCGTCGCCTTGTACTTGAGGTTCTCGGTGTCGAAGTCGGTGTCGTCCTCGAGCCCGAGAGTGCGGCGCTGATACGAGATCAGGCCATTGGGCACGTTGGTCTGGATGAACCAGGCGTCGGTGTCGGTCAGGTAGTTGTTGACCGTCACCTCGGGGATCACGCCCAGCATCTTGATCGCGTTGACGTCGTTGTTGGCGGTGCCGACGCGCATTTCCGACTTCAGGATGCGAGTGGCGTTGAACAGGTCGTTCGGACTGATGATGAGCCGAACCGGCTTGACCATGATCGGCAGGCCGGCGCTGTTCTTCGCCAGAGTGATGTTGGTGATCGCATCCTCGATCGCCGCTTCGGAAAGGTCCGCTGCGGTCAGGAGGTTCGACTGCGTTCCATTGACGGTCGGGTGGGCATTGGAGACGAGCTCCTTGCCGTCGCCGCCCGTGTAGGACGAGTTGAACGCACGATTGAGGATATTGGCGTGAACCGTTTCCTTCGTCACCAGCATCGACCAGGGAAGCGCCTGCGAGTTGGCCTCGGCGACTTCCTGATAGAGATTGTCCTCCTGCGCTTCCCGAGTGAGAATGAACCCGAGACCGTAGGTGACGTGGACGAATGGCGTTTTCGGTCCCTGCCCGAAGCCGTCGTAGGAGATGGACTGGCCTTCCCCCTTGACCGCGGCCATGCCGAGGCCGGTGACTTCGACGACATTCTCGGCCGCTTTCTGCGACTTGCGGACATCGAAAATCCGCGTGTATTGCTTTTCGAGCTTGTCGTAGGTGTGGCCGAAGATGGCCTGGATGCCCGGCAGCAGAAGGTCCGGGCGGCTTGCACGAGTCGTAATTGCCATTGGTCAGGCCCTTCCCTTAGACGCCGGTGGTGAGGTTGCCCTCGGTGCTGGCGTTGATTCTCACCCTCACCTTGGCTTTGGCGCCGATGATGTTGTCCGGCCGCTGCGAAAACCCGAGGATCTTCAGCGGCAGGGTGCTGGTCGTCGCCTTGGTGGACGTGTCGAGCATGACGCCCGACTGAGCGGAGTAGGTATTGCCGGCAGCCACGATGATGTCGGCATTCAAACCCACATCGACTGCGGCGAGAGCGCCGCCGACCGCATCCTCCTGCACCTCGTATTCAATATTCGGGTCGGTGCAGACGAGCACGTAGCAGGCCGTGGAAGCTGCGCGGGAGCGCGGGATCGCGCCGGTCGAGTCCGGCAGGAAGCCGGTCACGACGCCGCTGATCGAGCCCGACGCCGCGGCGCGGGTGACGGTGGCAACGCCGTTGGCATCGGCGGAACCCGCCTTGACCACCGGATCGCCGATGAACAGCGCTGTGCCGTCGGTCGCGGGCACAAAAAAGACTTCCTCGCCGCCCGACATATAGGCGCTGCCAAGCATCTTGACGGGCTTGAGGCCGAAAGGAGTGTCAACATTCGCCATAGGTCTGTTCCCTTATGCGGGCCGCCTATGGCTGAGGCCGTAAGCGGCTAATCGATTACCTGGTTGGCTCGCCCGATCTTCGAGGCAGAATCGACGTAAACGGGTGCGCCCATCTGCCCTTGGGATTGGTGGCCTTCCGCAGCAGCTTTGTGCACTCCAGCCTCCACGGCCTTGCGCTGTTCTTCCGCTATGGCTCGGTCCTCGGCGATGAGATCGTTCGGTTTGGAGAGGAGCTTGGCGTAGACGGTCTGGCCGTCGATGAAGTCCACTTTGACCGGATCAACCCCGTCAACGGGATCGTAGTCGTCGCGAATGGTGAGGTCGGCTATTCGGCTTCCGATGTCGTTCACCCAGCGGGGAGTGCGGCCCTCTGCCGCCAGTCTGGCCCGGACATGCTCCGGGATTGCGAGCTTGAGCTTTGGCGCTCCGCTCAGATCATTCCGTCTGCGGCGCTCCGCCGAGACTTGGGAGGCCCTGTCGGCCCGATCGTCGGACATTATTGCATCCTTTTTTCGCGTTGTTCAAAATAATGTTTGGCGTAGGCATCGATGTTCGGGAGAAGCCCGCGCTCGACCAGATCCTTGCCGAAATCCTTGGCCTCCTTGGGGAGCTTGGCGACAAGGTTTCCGCCTTCCGTTGGCTGTGCCGTCGAGCGCGAGGCGGGCGAACTCACGCTGGCCGGCGGCTTATCGTCGAACAGATGGGGGAACTCGCGGCGCATCACCGCTTCAGTGTTGGCGAGCTGCTGATCGATCGGTTGCCCGGCTCTGGCGTAAGCATCGCAGACCTGAAGCGCTCGTGAAGCCGCCAGCGGGTCGCTCATCACCTTGCCATTCTTCTGAACCCAGCGTTCCGTTGCCGGGTCGGGAGCGGGGGCTGATGCAGGAGTGGCGGCGGTCGTCTGGAGATCACGGATCGCGTTGGCGGCTTTCCATGCCCGGTCGGGATCACCCTCATCGACGGCCTTCTGATACTGCGCCGCCAGCCTTTCGTGTTGTTCGCGCAGCTTATCGGCCATGATCGCGCCGCTGGTGAGCTTGATCGTCTCCAGCGTGGAGCGGACCTCGCGGAGTTCGCGCGCCGTCTTTTCCTGAATGTCGCGGCCGTCGCGGATGAATTGCTCGGCGGGCTTCCACTTCTCCACCGGACCCTTGAACTTGTCCTGCGGCACCCAGCCCAGCTCGGATGCAATCTCCTCGACGGAAGGTGCTGGATCGGCCTTTGCATCGGCCTCCTCGAACTGTGCGGCGACTTCTGCGCCCTTGTCCTCTACCGTCTCGCCGCCCTCGGCGACTTCCTTGGTCTCTGCCATAGGTCCCTCTCAATTTGGGACGTTATGCCTCATCAGAAGGGGCAGGGGTGTTGTTGTAAGCGAGGCTCTCTGTTATCTCTCCGTTAAGGGCCTCTGCTCGGGGCTGGAGTGCGTTTTTGAAAAAGCCGATTGCGGGCCTCGACCTGATCCGGTTCTTTGCCGCGTTTCTGGTGATGGCCTACCATCTCATCTTCTGGGCGTGCGCCGCTCCCTATGAATCGACGGCGAAGAAGTTGCTGGCGGGAACGCCCGTCGTCACTGGTCTCACTAGCATTTCATGGTTCGGCTCTGTGGGCGTGGACGTGTTTTTCGTCCTCTCCGGCTTCGTCATCGTCTACTCGGCGTCAGGAGACAGTTGGGCGTTTGCCAGAAGCCGCGTTCTTCGCCTTGTTCCTGGAGCTTTCGTCTGTGCGTCGGTCACGGCTCTGATCCTCCTGCCCGTCATGGCGCCCTTGAGCATTCTCCGGCGATGGGCGGCCGCAGTGACATTCTGGCCGTTCGATCCGTGGATTGACGGGGTGTATTGGACCTTGGGGATAGAGGTCGCGTTCTACTCGCTGATTTTCTTCCTGCTCCGATATGCTTCGCTCGAGAGGCTGAGGCTGATCCTATATCCCATCGGCATTGTGAGTTCGTTGTTCTGGCTCACCGGCCTCCACCTGACCGACCCCACGGTTGCGAGGATCGCCCGCCTCGCGCTTCTCTATGACGGCAACCTGTTTGCTCTGGGCGGTCTCATCTGGCTCAGCAGCAAGCGAGACTGGCCGCTGATGGCCTTGTGCATAGTCTCCGCCGTCATCCACATCGCCGATGCGCAGGCGTGGCAGGCGGTGAAGGCGGAAAGCTCTGTCGTCGTCCCGATTATCGTCTGGCTCGTCTGTGTCGCCGGGATATTCGCCTCGACCCGGCTCAACATCGCCATTCCCTACGCGCGGACCGTGGGACTTGCCACATATCCCCTGTATTTGCTGCATGACAATCTAGGGCCGGCGGCGATGCGCGTCGGTTATGGGCTGATCCCAAGTCCAGTGTTTGCGCTGCTGTTCGGGATGCTGGTGAGTTGCGCCGTGGCGTTCGCTGTCGCTTCATGGGCTGAGCCGCCGCTCAGAGCCTTTTTACGGCGCTCCGAAGAAGCGTTGCGCGAAGGCTCTCGCGTTCGCGCGATAGGTTGAATCACTGCCAGCTGTGATGGAGGTTGTTACCAACTTCCAGATCGTCGCCGCCATGTGGAAAGAAGCGGTGCCGTTGTTTGAGTTGGCAGCGAAGAGCGATGACTTGGTGAGCGTGGTCGTGCCTGGCGCTAGGGTCGTCGGCGTGCCGACCGTTCCATCAACCTGGAAATTCCAAGTCGAACCGCTTTTCCAGATGAAGAAGAAATGCTTGGTCCCGTCGAAGAGAACCAGGCCGCTGTCCTGCGGGGTCGTCGATCCGCCAGCGTCGTCGCGCATCGCCGCAATGAGCTTGCCGCTGCCGTCGGACTTCGTTCCAAAGTAAATGAGCGGATTAACCCCCGCGCCGCCCATGCCGAGGAAAGCCTTGTTGGCCGTGGCTGGGCCGCTGATGACGCCCCAAAGGCCCCAATCGGTGTTGGGGTGGCAAAAGACGGTCGTTTGAGAGCTGAAGTTGGCACCGAATAGAACATCGTCCACGCCATCGCCCTGCGCTCCGCGGCAGGTCGGATAGCCGTTGGACAAGGCAGCGGTGACAAACGCGGGTTGCTTCGACGACGTTGCCTGCTGGAAAGCAATCGCGGTCGTCCCGCCGACGTTATCCCATGCCGAGGAGAGCCCCGAGCTTGGCGGCCAGGGCAAGCTGGCGGCCGCCCCTGGCGCCCACTCGTGAGTCGGCTGGTCCGCCTCGCTATATTTGGACGGATACCAAATGCCATTGGTTTCGCAGTAGATCTGGCGCTCGGACTGATCGTGGCTTCCGGCGGACCAGTGCAGCGTCGGGCTATCAGCGGCGATGAACCCGTCCGCGTTGGTCATCACGGCAGGACGGCCAGCGGCGATCTCGGCGGCTACGACAGCGGCCTGCGCAGCTCGCACTGTGGCAACATTGGTAGCGTAACTGGCAAAAGCAGCTTGATTTTGTGCGTTGCCGACGCGCTCAATGATGATGAGGCACGAATTGCCAACGATCGTGCGGACACCAGCGACGAGCGCGGTCAGTTGCGTCTGAAAAGCCGCTGTTTCCGTGTTGTCGACGATGCCATTGCCCGGACCCGAGATGCGGCAGAATTTCCAATTTGGGGTCTTGCCTTCAGCGGCGAGCAGAGAGGTGTACGCTGCGCACCTAACTTGCAGATCGTGGAAAGCGCCATCCGTAAGGCTCGCGTCCCAATTCGTTGCACGAACACCAAAACCGGCGTCGCTGAAGCGACTTGAGCCCTTTCCGACCACAACGCGGTCCATGCGCTGTGTCGCCTGGTCGATGCGCAGTTGCTTGATGTATTCGAAATACTTGCCGGCAGCGGTGCGCCCGAGATTGGCGGTAACGTTGACGGCGTAGAGATCGGACTGCATCTCGATGCCGCAATTGTAGGTGGCGGTGTGGGTGCCGGACTGCGAGCCCGAGGACGCAATGAGGTTCGTTCCCGCAATCGCGTCGGCATAGGTGGCGGCGAGCTTGTAGTCGTTCGTCGTCGGGCTTGCGACAAAGAGTTCATTGCCCGATGTGACGCCGGTCGGGAGCGCGCCAGTCGTGAAATAGGTGACCGTCGTTCCGGCTGCCTTGCCGTGAGAATTGTGCGTGACGACGCAGGGTGTGGCAACCGTCATGGTGACGGTAGCGGTCGTCGGGGCTACAAGCGGAACAATCGCACCGCTCAGCCGCGCGTCGTAAATCTTAGATGCGCCTGCGCTGTCGTCAGCGAAATAGCTGCCGGGGAGGTCGCCAAAGAGCCCAGCACCGTGGTTCGTGTTGCTGTCACCAATCTCAAGACCGGCGTTGACAGGTGTAAGCGCCACCGAACCAACAGCAGCGATATTACCCAGCGTGAGGAGGAGCCGAGGGTCCATCTAGGTGAAATTTCCGGTCGCGATGACTGACACGTTCGTTCCCGTAGTGACCTTCCACGCGCCGGCAGTGCTTCTCGCCAGAATGGGCACGAAGAACGGCGCGAGGCTGGTGACCGATGATGCTCCGCCAGTGAACACGGTAATGGCCGAACCGCCGCCGTCCTTGATCGACACGGCGCCGGGCGAGGTCGTGGCGGGAATGATGAGGAGGCCGTTGAGGAGGTCGCTCGTTCCCCCGGTCGCGCCCATGACCTGATCGGTCTGCGATGCGGCAACGGTCTCGTAATCCGCTTCCCGAGGCGTCGTAACGACGTAATCCGCAACCTTCTGTGCGCCATCGTCAACTTCTCTAAATGTGTCAGCCATTTGTCTGCTCCTCAATCACGGCCACGATGTCCTTGTCCTTGACGATGCGGTAATTCTTGCCGTCCTTCTCGCGCAGGATGCCCTGATAGCGGGCCAGCAGCACCCGATCGCCGGCTTGGGGCATACGCTGGTCCATCCAATCGGATGGGTTGGCGTAACTGAAGGCGAGCGGGCTCAGGGCAACTAATGTGCCCTCCTCGTAGGCGAGCTTGTCGCGCTCCACCTTCTCACCCGGAAGGATGATCCCGCCCTTGGTCACTTCCTCGATGGGATCCAGTTCAACCACGACGTTGAACTCGACGGGACGATAGGGACAGGTCACTCGGCTTCCCCCACAACATCTTCGTAGGAACACTCGGCGATGGCGCGATAAGCGTCGGCGCGGGTTTTCAGCTCGGTCAGCAACAGCGGATCGACTGTGCCTGCATCCCACGACGCCTTCGCCCAGCCCTCGCGCTGCTTCTCAGCCATCTCCAGATGCGCCTTGAGCACGATCTGAGTGACCGGATCGTCGCGCCAGGCCGCGAACTCTTCCGCGCTGATCGGTTTCTTACGCTTGGCCACGGCCCAGCTCCGCTGCCGACATGCCGTCGCTCATCGCCTTGTGTTCGAGTTCGTATTTCTTGTCCTGCGCGGTGACGGCGGTTTCCACGGCGTCCGCATTGGCCTTCTGCGCCAAGGCCTCGTCCTTGTGCGCCGTCGCCACGATCTTGTTGATCTGTGCGATCTCCAGCGGGCTCGGCGGCTGAGGTTGAGGAGGCGGAAGAATCTTGTCGATGTCCTCGACGTCGGCCGCCTCGAGCGATCGCTTCATGATCTCGCGTCCGTCTCCCCCGAGAGAGACGATAATCCCGACCTTGCTCTCCAGATATTCTGCCTTCGCCATCTTCTGCATTTTGGTGACAGCCGAAGGATCGCTGACCGGGCGAATGTCGATGTCGTCGCTGGCAAAGTCCCTGGCGAAGTCGGCTTGCTCATCATCGAGGACGTTGGCGTAGTCCTGAGAGAGCGTATCTCCCCCGTACCGGCCAGTTTTCTCGAACAGCAGCTCGTATTCTTCCTTGGCTGAGCGGAAGAACCTCTTGGCCGTCGCGTTGAACACCTGAAGGCCCTGCTCAATCAGCGCCAAGGTCGTGCCGACCTGGCCTTGGTTGGAGGCTTCACCGGTCATCACGTCCTTGATCCCGGCGATCTCCCGAGCAAAGCCCATGATGAAGTCGAGCACTTGGAACGTGACCGGGGACACATCCGGGAGCTCGCGTTCGTAAATCGCTTTCCTCAGGTCATCCGCCGAAGCCTCGACCGTCTTGTATTCGCCGGGAGCGAACTTCAGCACACTCCGTCCAGCGCGGCCCTGAAGCCTGAGACCAGAGGAGATGAACCCTCCACCCGCTACTTTCGCATTCCCAGCATCGATGAGCTGGTTGACGCACGTATCGATGACCGCGCCGACGCGCTTCAGCAGGTGCCCAAGCCCGATGTCGTAGAATTTGCCCTGGGGATGCGGGAAGAAGCCGTATTTCACATAGAACTTGCCAGGGGTGATCCTGACCGGCTTGTCGCCGTCCCATTCAATATCCCGAGGCGAGAAATTGCTCTCGACCCGAAGAACCTTGTTGCTCTCCTTATCGACCGTGACGATGTAGGGTTCGTCGTAGCCGTCATCGTCGAGATCGGCCCACCTCAATTGTTCCAGAAGCAGCCGCGGCTTGTCCTCCTCGTCCTCGCTGACGCCAAGGTCCACATCGAGGTAGCGCCCTTCCCGTTGCTGGCAGCTGATCTCCTGCGGATAGACGTCGGGCATTTCCTCGGTGATGCGCGGAGCACTATCAAGGGACCGGATGTTCTCGTTGACGATCAGTCTAAGAGCCGGGACCATCGCCGATTGCGGGCCTCGCCTCAGATCGTACCAGACCTTGCGGAACGCACATCCGACTATGGGAAGCTGCGTCATCAACGCGTCGGAATCGGCCTCCCACGAGTCCATGCGGTAGAACAGGACCGTGTTGAGGTATTCGCTGACCCGCCTTGCTCTCGCGGCCTTCGCTCCCGGCGGGGTCTGCCACGCGATCGGTGGCGGTTGTGGAGGTTGCGGCGGAACAGGCTGACCGTCTGGGCCCATCTGCGGGGGTTGTGCTGCGGCCTGCTGCGACTGGATCTCAAAGGCCGTAGTCGCCGGCGTAGGCTGACCGTTGAGCATCACCATCGGATGCCCGTCCGGTCCTTTCATCGAGACGCCGTTGTCCTGCCCGATGATCTTGCACAGGATCGCTTCATCGCCCTTGATCGCGGCGGGATACATGCGCGCGTTCCATTGAAGGGCAGCGATCGTCAGCAGCGGAATGTTGACGTTGGAGCTGCTCGCCCACGGCCAAGTCTTGGGCGCCACGGGTTTGTCCTGAGCGGCGACCGAGAGCATCTCCTCGGCGATCTTCTCCCATTCGTCGCGGGACTGCTTGTCCTTCTGGTAATCCTCGACGACCTTGACCCCGAGCTCGGCCAAAGCCTCGTCGGTCATCGCTTTCGCAATGTTGTCCGACGACTGCGCGAGCATCTTGAGCTTGTCCGCCGATGATGGGGCAGACGCCTCGGCAATGCTCGACACAGCAGCGGCCTGAGCGACCTCGGGGTCGAAGGGGATCGGGTTAGTAGCCAAAGTTGGCCCTTCTGAGCTGACGGTCCTCGTCACCCTCAGTGGGCTCGGCAGGACCCGGCTCGGCGAGCTTGGTCATCGGGCCATCGGATGGTTTGACTTCCTCGCCAGCGTGCTGCTTCTTGGCTGCCTTCGTCGGCTCGCCGCCCTTGGGATATTTGCCCTTCTGGTTGGGTCCGGCGTTGAACGCCTGATCCTTGGGGGCTGTCGAGCCGCTGCGCGTTGCCTTCTTGGCCATTGTCGTACTCCTATTTTTCAGGGGGTTGTTCGCCGCTCCGGCGAGACTGTCCCTAAAACGTTAGACGGGCGTAACTTCTCCATCGTCAGTCACCGGAACAGCTGTTCCCCTGCTGTCGAGTTCGGCGCGGATGATCCTGATCGTGTCAGACAGCACATCAAACCGCGCAGCCTCGGCCTCCTCGAACGTCACCACCTTGCGGCATTGCGCCATCATCGAGCCATTCTCACTCCACCCGCTCAACGTGAATCCGCTGGGCGTCACGAAGACCCGCACATTGTAATCCCGGCCCGCCTGTCCAGCTCTGCGAAGCGCCTCAACCTCAATCGCCATGCCTCTCTCCCTCAGTACCCCGTCACCGGGTTTCTCCCGGTCTCCAGTTCGTATTCGTCCTCGATCAGATCGGCCGCGCTAAGCGGGAAGCGGATCGGCAGCGCCGAGTCCGTGAACCGAGACAGGCTATCGAGCATGTCGTCATGCCCACCCACGGGGAACGGCAGGTACTCATCGTTGATGAACGACTTGACCAAATCCTGTTCGCGGCCCTCGTAATCCCGTTTCCTCAGCTGGGGCGGCAGCAGGATGCGGCCCTGCTCGAACCACGGGACGAGCCGGCGAATGCGGTCGTTCTTGTCCATGATCCCGCCAAGCTCGGTGATCTCGAACCGGTAGTTCTCGCGCTCCTGCAAGTCCTTGATGTGCTCGATGTCGCCCATCATGCCGTATCGCTCATACCCAACGGCCATGACCGAGGCGCGAGCCGACCAGTGCCGGTGCCAGCTCATCAACAGGTCCGCTCTCTCTGTCAGGCTCAGACGGTCCCGAACCATGTCGTGGACATAGACCTTGCGATCCGGCCCTAGACCAAGGCACCACATTGCGGTGTAGTCGCTGAGCTTCTTCTTGGACGAGGCCGGGTCCACCAGGATGACGAGGTTCTGGCCGCGGGGATTGGGCTCCTGCGCGTGCCTGATCCACTCCAGCCTGAAGCCTTGCTTGTCGTCGGCCGTCGGGTCCTGAAGCATCTGGCACGCATAGACATACGGGCCCATGTCTCGCCGCTTCTCGGCCAGGTCCTCACGGGTCAGGAACACCGGCTCGCCGTCGATCGTCCCATCCACTGTCGCGGACTTGATGCGCGGCTTGACCGTGCCTCGCTCGATCAGCGTCCGGTACGTGTCGTTGTAGTGGTAGCGAGTGCCGATGAAGCGCCTGACCCCTCCCTTGGAGCCAAGGTTGTACGACAAGGCCAATGCATCGGTCGTCTTGGCCATCATCTCCGGCGTGGACACGCTCTCGCGCGTCACAACGTCATCGTACACAAGGATCGAGAAGTGCTTTGACGTCGGCTGACCGTCGACCACGCCCCACGCCTCGACAGTCGCCTCTTTCGGATTGCCTTTACGTTGAACGACAATCCCCTCGTCCTCTGACCACTTGGAGCTGTCCTTCGCCGGATTGGCCCACAGAATGTCGGAGAACCACCGCTTCAGCCGCTCGTTGCGCTCGAACTCCTGCTTGATCTGGCGAAGGAAGGCTTTGGCGATCGGGCGAGTGTGGCTGAAGATGCCAATGGTCACATCCGGGTTCTTCAGTATCTCCTGGATGTTGAGCGCGAACGTGATGACCGTGGATTTGTAATGCTCGCGAGCCCACAGGTCCAAGTAACCGTCGGGATTGGCCTGCACCTCGCAGCAGCGGTCGAACACCCATTGGTTGTGAGCGTCCTGTCTCCCCAATCCGTATCTCAGCAGCACCCACAGCCCGAACCTCGGGTGAAGGCAGGCTTCGCGCATGATTGCATCGGCCAGAGGTCGTTGGCCGTTGAGCATAAGCTCGGACACGCGGGCCTGTAGCGCGCTGATCTCGGGCGGCTGCTGCCATTTGATGGGGAAGTTGAGGATCACGGATGGACCCCCGCCAGCTGAATGGCCGCCACCATGCGCCCGCTGTCTGGGACCATAACGCGATCCACAGTTCGCTGATCTGACATGCCAAGCTCGGCACGAACCTTCTGCATCATGCACTGAAGCGCCGGGACAGTGCGGTGGGGGAACTCTGCCTGCGCGTCCGGAAGCCAGTCTCTCCTATGCGCCAAGGTCTTTAGGAACTCGCGATCCCGCGCCGCCCAATATCCTTGCGCGTCGAGATACGCTGCAGCGTCGGCAACTGCTTTCTCTTCCTCTTCCGTCAGATCCCGATAGCCCTCAATCTCCTGGGCCAAGTCGATGATCAGCTGGAGCGCGTCGTGCAGATCGGGACGCTCAAGATGATTAAGCTCGGTTACCACACGCACAGGAACTTTGATTGCCTGAACCTCTCGACGAAGCTCGCGCTTGGACAATCCCTGCGACTCCGCCATGTTCAGCAACCGGTCGGCTGTCTCTGGCGGAAGCGAGGCAACCTCTTGGTGATGGGAAAAGCTCAGAGCGTCATGCCGGCGTGACGTTTCGAAGCTGCGGGCTACGCTGCCAAGATTCCGCAGAGTTCCAAAATCTCTGCCAAATATCCCCTCGGCGGCTGCGGCGGCGCGGTCACCGTAACGGTGTTCGCCATAAACCCACCAATCGCCAATCTGCCAGCTAAGCGAGTGTCCGGCGCGGCATAATTGCCAACCATACGACTTCCACTGCTCAAATGTGAGGTCGTCGGCGAGCGATATCTCAGCCATGCTGGTGCTCGATTAGGTGTGGCGTGGGGCCGAACAGTTCCTCGAGCTCCGCAACAGCAGCGATGCGATATTCGATCGGGCCGCCATCCGGGCCGCTAGAATGCACTTGAAGCGGGATGACCTTGCCGACCAGCGTCAGGAACGCAGCTGGATTGTCGTTCGCCTGTGCGACAAGGTACTCGACGCCACCAGCTTGATCGAGCGCCTGCACCACCATATCCTTGACGACTGCGGTGACTTTGTTGGGCGTCCCTTTGACGCGGCCGCCACGGCGCTCACCCGGCTTCGAGCCGCGATTGCTTTTCCGCGCTACTGTAGCGATGTCGGCGCCCATGCTCAGACTTATGCCGCATAAGCATGGGATCAGGTGTTGTTGTTAATCGAAGGCTTGCGAGCCAGCATTATCTCAGTTGCGGCCTCTTCTCTCCAATCCATCACGCCACCAACCTAACCCGTCTCACCCGCTCCTGTCTAACGCGCGACAACAGTCCTCGCTTCTCCAGTCGCTCGACAATGCGATAAGCAGAGGCCCTGTCGCACAAATCCAGCTCGCGCATGATCTCGCCATAGGTTGGGGCTGAGCCTTCGGTCTCGATCCTGTTGCGGATGAAGGCGAGGACCTGTGGGCCACGGTAGCCGAGTGCGCGGGATATGATTGGTTGGTGCGGCATTAGCCGGCCTGGCGTAGAGTGTTGAGCTTGTCGGTCATGCGCACTCCACCAGTTGGCCGTCGCGATATTCCAGGAAGCCGCTGTTGAGGCCGAGCTTCTTGATGTGCGCCGGCATGGTGTCGAGCTCGTGGCGGGTCAGCGGCTTGGCAGAGATGGGATCGCGTTTCTCAATGGCGTAGTGCCCATGCCGACAAACCCAGTGGAGGTCGTAGCGCGGCGTGAGCGTGTCGCCCTTGCTGGTCGGCTCCAGTCCCCACAGAATCCGGTTGCCCCGCTCGATCCAGAAGCGCACACGTTCCTGCGGATCGCTCGGCGGAACGATTTTTGCCGCCTTGCCGCTGTTCAGCCTGTCAGTCATAATTCCCCTCGAGCACCTTCTGGAAATTCGCCTTCTTGAAGAGCCAATCGAACGTGAGCGGCGTTCGCCCCTTGTCGCCTCTCAGGAACGGGGAATCGCGGCACTTCGCGAACACGGTCTGGAAGTCGGCCAGGGGGTATTGCTTGATCCGAAAGCGGATGAGCTGCCGGCGTTCGGGGGTGAGGTCGCGCGGCACACTGAGACCGAGATCGGCCGCCAGTTTCTGATAGCCCTGAAAGACTTCTTCGGTCGCAAGTGCGGGCTCATCGTCAGATGAGCTATCACCGCTAGGTGATTCTTCTTCTGTATCTGTCTCTGCTTCTGTCTCTTGGCCCGTTGCTGAAACGTTTCCGCGCCGTTTCACCTTGTTACGTCGTTGTTTTTCCCTGTATTTATGGACACGCTCTGTGCTATTGTCGCTGCGATATTGAAGCTCATCCCACGCAACAGGATTTAGCTCATCATCGACCAGATCGACCTCACGCAAACGTCGTGCAATTTCGTCCAGCTCGCGCACCTGGATACCGAGCTTGACGGCGATCTTTCTGGTGCGCAGATCATTGTCTGGCTCATTGAGAAGCCCACTTGCTTTGAGGCAGCACAGCGCGACGAAATGCCAGCGATCCTCGAACGCAAGCAGCCGCAGCTTCTCGTCATCGACGATGCGGTGATACAGCCGGAACCACTGCATCGCGCTCACGCTGCCACCCCCGGCAATTCCAGCGCACCGAGGCTCTGCATGATTGCCCGCACGTCCTGTGAGGTGTAATAATCACCCTCGGCGAGCAGCTTCTTGACCTGCCGGCAACCGTGCATGACGGTAGTGTGATCGCGATGGCCGAAATAGCCGCCGATCTGCTCGAGCGAGGCGTGGGTCAGCTCTCGAGCGAGGAACATCGCCATCTGGCGCTTGCGGCTAATCCATTTGTAGCGCGCGCCTAGGCAGTCAGGCTGGGTCAGGATGCCTGGAACGATACCGTAGTGCTTGGCGCAGGCATTGACGATGGCGGCAATTGTCACGCGCCGCGGGAATGGCTCAGGAGCCAGCATGATGGCGGCGATGGAGTTCATCTCCACTCCGCGCATGTTCTGTGACCCTTGAAGGGCATGTGTTCGGTGGTGGCGGTTGGTGGAGCAGCGCGAGCAGCAGCTTTCCAGCGCCGCACTTTAGCGGCCGATACCTTGCTCGCCGTGATCGCGTAGGAGATCTCTGTTCGGTAATCGTCCCGGAAGTCGAAGGCGGCGTATTTTGCTGGCTTGCCCATTATGCGGCTGCCCTTCCGACGAACTGGGCAGGCGCGTCATTCGTTTGGTCGAACAAATACCAGCAGCAATTGTCTTTGCCGGTCATCTTGGAATCGGGGATCCATTTGACCCTGCCAACGCTGACAATCTTGCGGAGATAGGGCATGAACGGAGTCGACTGGCGCGTGTGCATCCAGTCGGCGTCGAACAGCAGCCACGTTGGCAAATGGCTGCTTAGGTTATGGATGATCCCGTGAAGAGTCTTTCGCTCCCACGGGGGGTTCGTGATAAACACACCCTCGCGGACAGGATAATCATATTCAGCAGCGTTTCGCCGCAGCACTAGAAATCCATCTATCCATTTGGGCTCGATGTCATAAGCTCCGATGCAGGTGTGTCCCGCCCTTTGGAGATGACGGATCAGGGCGCCGTCGCCAGCGCATGGCTCAGTGAAGCGCGTACCCGATGACAGGTGGGCCAACAGCGGAACGACCGCTTCATACGGGGTCGGATAGAAGTCGCGCGGGATGCGCTCGAATGATGAACGCTTGCCCATTACACCTCCCTCAGAACGAGGTGAGGATTGAGCACCCGAAAGATCGCCTTGCGGATCGGCCAGTCGCGGGCTGTCGCGCCCTTGCTGTCCTCGACTACGCGAACGCCTTCAACCAGGTCCGTGTAGAGGAAATCCGCCTTGTAGCCGACGCGCCGGCCATTATCGTGCTTCAGTTCACGCCCATCGATTGTGAACCAGAATTGCGGCTGAAGCTCCAGGTCAGTGATATAGCCGTCGGCCTCTAGCTGGTGGAGCTTGTTACAGCGCAAGGCTTCGCGCTTGCTGTCGTGGGTATGACCCTGACCG